CACTGTCGCCATCATCTACGCCCATCGTAAAGACTGAGGTGCCTCCCAATTGAAACGACAGGATAGAATCTCCGTCAGTAGCCGTATTGTCAATGCGGAGATCTGTAAGACTACTACCGCTAGTAAGATCTAGAGTGGAAGATGTTAAATCAACGACACCGGCGGAATCTATACGCATACGCTCCGTAGCAGTCTGCGCCCCATCAGCAGTGGTACTAAAAACAAGACGACCTGGCATATCACCTGTGCCGGGCGTACCATCTACAAAGCCTTCTATTTTAGCGGCCTCAGAGCCAAAATCTGAAGCATCGGCACCTATCCATCGTATAGATCCCAACTCCTCATCATCGGCTACAACTGTCCCAGCATTGGCAAGGGTAGCATTGCCGCTCTTGATAAGCCACAGCGTAGGACTCAAAGCATCGGTTGTGGAGTTAAGCATAAGAGCCAGGCCGGAGTCTGTCTCTGTGGTGCCAATAATCTGTGCTTCGGGTGTCACAGCGCCTTCGCCAATGCCAGTGGCCTGTGCCGTATGGCCTATGACAACACCACTGCCATCGGAAAAAGTGATGTTACCCGACTGTCCCAGCGCCGTTTGCTGTGTGCCGTCTAAAACATCAGCCAGAAGCTCTGGATTTAAATCTACCTCAGAGCCGTTGATTAAATCATTGGTACCATCTTTGGCTGAGTTATCTGTGAAGCTCGCTTTTACGGTAGCCATTTTTTTTATCCTTATGCCGCTATAATATCTCTTCTTAGGTCGGAAGCAATCACATATCCATTGAGTCTAAACCATCGCCCTACATTCATCTGCATTCCCATACCCGAGGCACGGGCTACCTTAACAGGACGTATACGCTGTCCCTGTGAACCTGAGCCACCCCATGTAGCTTCACCCCACGCACCTGTACCCCATACGGAATCAGAAGCCTCAATAAAAGCTACCTGTGTTTTGTTACCCTCCGTTACGGGTAAGCCAGAGCGAAGCATCTGTAGGTTCACCGTAACTTCATAAGGACCGTCTACATCCATGTCGGTAAAAGCCCACCCATACTTCTTCATATTTTCCGGTATGCCCTGTGTATGATAGGGTGTTTTAATGACGGATCTATACACCCGCCCACCAAAAGTATGCTCCGTACGTTGATGCATGTGGTATACACGACCCTGTGCATCACCTATCCACTGCTGATAGTCTGTGCCTCCTTCACTGAACTGCATTCCCGCTGTCATGTCGGGCAAGCTAAACCTTGTCCACCGTATAGCTTTACGTGGCCTGGCCGCATTGCCTATCAAGGCACGGTTAGGCACGCTAGCTGACCCTTCACAATAATGCAGATAATATTCTTTCCTGTCCTGGTTCCATACGGCCCAGGCTACATTAGTAGCATCTTTGTTAGCATTTATCGCAATAGGCTTAATCCACCTGTCCATATCAATTACACGGAAGCCCGCATGGGAAGCAGATGTAACAAGAGCCTTTGGCCCTTCATTACTCATAAAATAAAGGGTATTGCCATCACCGCCTTCGCGTATGGTATTATGATTTACGCACCCTATTACGCTGGAGACATTACGTATATTGGGCAGGTCGAAGCCAGTATTAGGTGACATACGATATATTGAGTTACGTTTGAAGAAGATGAGGTTGTTGGCAAAGGCAGACAAGCCCGTCAGGTTGCCATCATAACCTCGATAGATAGATATGTTACCTGCCCCTGTACCCCATTCCTCACAGTCGCTGTTGGCAGAATAATGAACCAATGTGCCAGAGGCCATCCATAACTTACCCTGCCAGGGAGTAGGGAAATTACCTGTAGAAGGTGGCGAGCCGCCAAGGTTAGTTACATCGGTGCCGTTATATTTAGCTGGCGCATCAATGCCGTTACACAATACTAAAAGCTGCTGCCCCGTCGTCGCGCCATAGAACATATTACCCGTCCAGCGTGTTGTGATAGTACCATCATTGCTCGTGGCACGGGCACCGGACTCTGCCGCCCAATCTGTTCCAGTGTAATTATATATTTTACCGTCAGTGCAGGTAGCTATAGCCGTACCTAAATTGTAATCGAACAGTCCAGATACAGTACCGCCCATATCGGTGCTGCCAAGACGCGAAGCACCTCGCATAGCCTCTGGATTATCCGAATCCTGATCGTATATGATATTCTCCAGGTCCCAGAAAGCTCCATTAGGAAACTGAGGATCGTTACGTGCCGTTACACGATATATGCCTTCGCCGAGACTGTAGTATCTCTCTCTGGTATATCCTGAAGCCATTTTATCAATGCCTCACGGATGATTTGTAGTCAAAAGCTATCTGACTGCGTACCTCCATACCTCTAAAGCTGCGCTTTCTAAATGTCATCAGCTGCATAGCATTATCAGCCTGGTAGGTACGTGCCTCTCGCGAGAGCAGGTCGCGCATCTTTGTCTCCCTTATGGCATCCCAGCGTGCGGCATTGGAAGGATCATTATCCCAAGCACTCACGCGGGCACACACGCCAGCTTCTACCACATCATAAGCCGTATCAGGAGCATCAGAACCAAATATCACCGTAGAGAATGATGTCTGCTCTGTGAACTTCTTTGAGTAACGACCTTCAAGTATATAATCGTCTTTTGGGTAAGGCCACAGGACGAATTGCCTGTTATTGGAGGAATCAGGTGCTATCTCGGCTACAAGAGAGGGCTTGCCCGATGTGTCTCTGTGTAAGTCACCGCCGGCAATGGCAGAGAGAGTCTCAAAAGAGACGATCTCAAGGTGGGTGTCACCCCACGATCCACGCAGTCCTGACATATAGGTGCGCCCATCACCGTACTGTATAATCTTGAGTTCATCCATGTCGGTGCTACCCACCGTATATGTGTCTTGAAAAGCCACATAGGACGCAGCGGTGGCAGTAGTACCCACATAGGCATTCTCTATGACGAGGGTGTCAGGAGAAGAATCGGTGTCTATGGACGATATTTTGTAGGAAGTTTTATCCGTACCCACGCGGATAAACATAGAAGTAGTGACGGAGCCGAAGTTATTAGCATTATCACCATCAGAGTCTACGGATGTAACGGTAGTAGATCCATTGGTAACAACCACATTGCCCGTTGTAACATCTTCAGTGGTAACCAGAGTAAGCCTGTCAAGACCCCACCGATACCTGGCGGAAGCCAGCACATCGCGCACCTGGTTGTTGATCTCTTCGGTGAGAATTTCGTGAAGAAGGTTGCCCGAGGTAAACGCAGTGATCTCCGCCTCGCCTACTTCTTTGAGTCCCGTATTGGATAGCTGCCCAATAGTTTTTGAGATATACTTTCACCTCCTTAAATACGAGACTCAGAGGTATCTGCTTGGGAAAGCCAGGTCTCCAGATGCATAGATACATCGTCAGCAGATGCCGCTGAAGTTGTGGTAATAACGATGTCACCGGTTCCGCCGGACCCTTTGTATGTCTTACCTCCACTGGGTGAGTCCCTGAAGTCAAAAGGAATGTGCCCAGAAGCACCAACGGGATGCTCCAGGATCAGCTCGTCCGTTGAATCATCATCAAACTCCAAAAGCACGCCGATACCTGCCGAAGCATTTACCCACCCTTTGATCAGCTTGACACCCCCAGTGAAAGGGGAAGTCATGCCAGACACATCTATTACCGCAGTATCTGACAAGTTGGTAGTATCGCTCCAGGTAGCCGTCCAAGAGAGATGATAGACATTACCATTCTCATAAGCCTGTGTCGTCGGTGTAGGCGCTCCCATAGATTATCTTCCTTCCTTTGCTTTTTTCACCACCCCTGCAATGAACTTGGACTTTGGCTTCCGCTTAAAAGCTTTCTCTACATCTTTAGCCGTCAAGCCCTTATTAGCGTGGTGAGTAAGCATCCATGCAAGGATTTCTTCATGCGTATATCCCGATTTTTTGAGAGATTGCATGGCTGACACCTGGTCTTTGGATGCCGACATATCTCAAGCCTCCTATGCCATATTTATACCTGATAAGCTCGGAAAGTGCTTACGACGCGACAGTTGCCGGGAACAGCCGTGCTGTCTGATCAATGGCATCCGCTTCGTAGTTCTCGTGGCACATGCACGAACCTGGATCGAGCATAGAACCCAAGGTCCCTTCTCCCATATTATTAAGCTTGATCATCCCTGTTGCTGCTGCCGAGAAAATGATCGCGGGACCAAAGGTGCTTGTATTTCCAGATACCACACAATCTAAATTCGCCACAGCAGAATTGATAGCTCCGGTATCCCAACCATTAGTATCGTTTCCTCCGTGGAAGACATTGTCTTCGATGTTGATATAATATGCACTTGCATGTTCTATCTCAATGGCTGCATCAGGACCATTGGCGGTGATATAAAACCTGTTGTTTCTGATCGTGGTATGCAGCCCAGCAGCGGGAATCGTAATACTCTCCAAATCATTAGCTCCACACTCAAACGTACAGTCCTGAATCAATAGACCCGCAGCTCCCGCATCAATACGGCCTGTCGTCGCCGCCGTAGAAGCAGGGAAATGGAGGTTTTCAATGACGCAGTTTGCCGCCGATACGTTGATAGCATCAGCAGAAGAAGCGAGGCTGGAGGTAATCCCACAAGGCTTAATAGGGGAATCATCCGCAAATCCAGACAGCGTTACATCGGCCTTTGACATCGTAAGCGCCGCAGTAATTGTAACAGATCCAGGAAGTACTATCACTGTATCGCCTCGTCCTGCCACACATACATCTAATGCCGCCTGTATGGTAGAAAAAGGTTGCTGTGGCGTAGTGCCGCGTCCCAGCGCACCGCCACCATCAGAACCACCGCTGCCTTTATAGGCGACGGTGCCGCCGGAGACAAAAAACACCTGCCCGCCGGGTTTCTTCAGGTTCACCCACTCACCATGAACTACTGACAAATGTGCCATTTTCCCTTCCTTTGAGAAAGAAAGTGGGGCTTTGGGCGTGCTATCCGTAGAGCCTACTCGCCCCCCCCTGTGTTGAAAACAGATAAGTCAACTATCTGTCGGTGTTGGAACTTTCTTATGTTACGTCTTACGCCCCACTTGTTCCATACAACCCTCGCGGATCACCCCAACCGGAACTCTGACCGAACATACCTGAAAACTTGACATTCTTCGTATCAAAGTCATAGAAATGCTCTGTCCAGAAATCCTCACGGAGATAAAGCATCAGCCAGTGTTCATCCTTATCAGCCAGGAGGAACCAGGCATCCGTATCGGTGAGATAATTCCACGTCGCATGGGACAAATTCAACCGCTGCAATGGGTTGATAGTGTTCTTGTCGCTCTCTGGATCGTGCGTGGACTCGGTGAGCTTCCACCCAGAAAAGACACCCTCGCCTGCGGTAAGCAGCACTTTGGGTTCTATCTGGAGGCGCTTGCCACCTCCGTCACGCTGATCGCGAAAGTCGATAAGGCCCTGCTCCAGGCTCGTCACTGAGAGATCGGCATCGTTACCCGAGGCGGGCTTGTTACGATACGTGTTGCCATCCTCCCGTACGTGCGAGACGTTGAACAGCGATACACCATCGGCCCCGGTGAAAGACGATGAAAAGCCATTATTAAAGTGATTGGCCAGCACCGTCTCCTCGGTAGCTATAGCCATACGTCCGAGTTCCGCACCATGTTTCTCCATAGAATCATAGAGATCGTTGATATACATGCGGCGCGTGATCTCAAAGCCGTTAGCATAGTCCACGTAGGTATATGTCTGAAGGAAGCCCTCATTCATAGAGCGGTAGTTGATGGCCTCTCCTTCAGCTTTCTCGTCAAACGTGCCCGATCCACCCATAGTAAGCGTATGTTCTCTTACCTGATCAGAATCGTGTACGTTGAAGATAGAGCGCCCTACGGCCGCCCGCTGCGTGAACTCATAGCCTATGATTACATGGATACCACGCGTCTGTGTAGACTCTGGAAAAGCAGAGGTTCTTGCGACTGCCATGTGTGTTCACCTCCTTAAATTTTGGCGGTAAAAAATGAAAAAAGAGAATCAAACGGTCGTCTTGCCCGTTCTCATGAGATGCTCCATTACACGAACACGAATAATCGAGTTGGCACCAACGGAATAATCCGGGTTAGCGATAAGCTGTACCAGATTGAAACCGCCCGTCCCTGGATCAATATCAGAAATATCTATCTCATGACCAGAAAGAAGCGTAGTAGTGCTCCCTGCATTGGCGACATGATCTGCGTTATTTCCGATATGCGTCTGCGCCGTCGTCGTGCTGGTGCCATCATCCTGCGCCAGAAACGACTGATTGGGATCATCATACACCATAACGGTGCCTGCGGTGCTTGCGGCAAGATAATCCTCTGTCGAACCTATCAGGGCTGTATTACCGGCGCTGGCTGGTGCCACGTTACCATCAGTTTCTTGCATCACCACGTCACCAACAAACAATGCCGTGCTGTTGCTTGAATCCACCTTAAAAGGACGAGGCGGATTGATAGGCGCTGTGGGCCTAAATCCAATCGGAATATCTGGATTAGCCAAAAATATCACCTCCTTTGTTTTTTGTTTTGTGTTACGTTATGGTTATTTATGTATGTGATGGGACTGTTCTGACACAGGAGAGCGCAAGACGCGCCCTTCAGCCTCAGCACGCCGCGCAAACGTCATGGCGTTGGTATGGTTCAAGCCCCGCTTGATATAACCATCATACGTCTTCTGGCCTACATCCGTCATCTGGCTACCTTTCTGCTCAATAGACGCAGGCAGGCTGTTACTTCTCTCCTGGGTGACATTTTCCAGGTGCTGTTCATGGCGACGCCGCAGAGGCCCTGGCTGCATCATATACACCAGGTCGCCCGTGCGTAACTTCGTGTCGGCATGATCAACCTGATGGTGCAAGTCTTCCAGCCCCAAGTCTATCGTGCTGGGACGATCTACATAGCGATACCCTTTGTCATAAGCGTGGGAGACATTATTCCGTGCTATCCATCTACCATAATGACCTGCCGCAAATATCTTCTTCTTGACAGACTGTGGCACATGGGTAAAGCGCGGGTTGTCATATTCTTCCACCATCTCCAACCCTTTGTTCGTGACATCAGGATCTATAAAATCATCATCAGCAGTGACTCTCTGCTTGGATAATACAGACATAGCATCGGGACCCAGGTCGGGATTTAAATACCAGAGGAGAGCGTGCTGCCTACATGCCTGCTTATAATGACGTATGAGCAGCTTTAAGCCCTCTTCCTCGTTAAACCCGAACTTCCTGCCACACACCAGGCACGTCTCACCATCGGGTGACTGATCCGCACACCATAAAGCTGCCGCTGACATAATTTCTTTGTCATCTGTCGGGTTAGCATCAGCATTTACAGCTGCCTCCCGAGCGTCAGTTTCGGCTTGCTTTTTCTCCTGCACTTCCACTATCTGTTCGCCCAATGTGATCACCTTCCTTCCGGCCGTGTGTGCTTGAAAGCACCGCGCATAACGGATGTAGATACCTGTTCGACACCAGTGGGCGTATTGACAGATTCCGTTGTGCCATCATCAGGGATATAAAAATCACGTAGTTGCTCTACTGTAGCTCGTCGCAGGCGTGGAAACCGTCTCCGCATATTTTCTATGTCGGCATCCTGTGTCTGCTGTACTGTAGATGCTCCCGGTGATGTGGGTCTGTTAGATCCCGTCGATCCAGGTGTAGCGGGCATAGTAGCCCCCGATACCCGTGGCGATGTCCCTGATGCATTCATAACGATCTCCCCCGACTCCTGCATCTCAAAGACAGTGTTATTAAACAGGAGATGCTGGTGTTTTGCCCATTCAGGCTGCTGTTGTATTGTCGTTGCTATACGGGAACTTACTTTATTGGCATCACCTGCCGAAAGACGTCCCTGTGCCTGCATAGCAGCGATACGATCCTTCATCTGAAGAGTCCCACCTAAGGACTGCATCTTATTGTCTACCGCCCACGTTGCCTCTGTGAGAGCTTCCTTTTTTGCGCTGCCAGCCTCACGCTTAGCCACATGCTCTACAAGCTCCAGCACCGAGTTGAATACATCATCGGTAGACTCTTCATTCACCGTGCCGTCATCATTCCGTATGATAAAGTTACGGCGGTAGTCATCCATCTCATTATTCGGCTGCTCTGGTGCAGGAGGCTGTGCTACCTGTCCTTGTAACTGAGTATTGGCAGTAACAAGGTTCTGCACCAGGTTTTGTAGATTTGCATTGGTAGACTCAGCCGATTTCATCCTGTCATTCATCTGATCAAAACGCTCACGGGTAGGCGTATCCGTATGCGATTCTCCCCCCTGATCGGTGCCGGGTGCCGCCCCGGCGGGCGCTTGTACCGTTTCGGGTTGCGAGGGTTGTGATCCGGCGTCCGGCGACGACGCCAGGGCAGGTGTCTCTGCCCCTGTCTGGTTCCCGCCCGTTATTTCTGCTGCCATGTTATCTCCTCTTTGGAAGACGTCGCTTGCCCGCAATCCTGGATGCAGATCGCGCCTTAGCTATCTCCTTAAATGATGCAAAGGCTTTTGACTTCCTGTCATCTTTCCGCAGGGCAGGTCTCTTCCGTATCATCGCTCTGGCCATCTATCTGCTAGCCCTGCGTCGTAGGGTCTTGCCAACGCGGCGGACTTTCGCTCTCTGCTTCAACATCGCTCTTTTGAAAGCCCCAGGGCCGACGGTCCTCCTAGGCCTCCGGCGAGGCTTCAAGGTCTTCGTGTTGAACCTTCTCCGAATACTGCTGAGTGTTCTAGCCCGTCTTCTCCGTCGTAAAGCTCCGCCAGCGCGTTGCGCGGCAGCAGCTCGACTTCGAACTCTTCGCTGAACTGGCATCTTTTTCTCTCCGTTAGAATCGACAAATTAAAACTGCTGTCGCTTGGATGAAGTTTTCTTGGCGGAGCCTTTCTTCTTCTTCGCTGGACTCAATCCCCCATATGCCGCTTTCTTAGGAGAACCGGGTAGCTTCACGCCTTTCTTACCCGTATCGGAATAATGTCTAGGCATATTAAATTCACCTCCCTTCAGATAGTATAATCATCACTAGCTCTTCTCTAAACAAATATACCTTGCCTCTCTCGTTCTCTCTTCCTTCTCTTTGAATGAATTGCCGTAGGGTCGGCTATAACTTCTATCTCCCTCTCACACCAGTCTCTTAACCATCGCAGCTGGGGCGTACTCATTTTTTTATCGTCACCGTTACGTTGATAGACCACGCCAGCACAGTCTTTGGGTATATGGGCCATGACATAAGTACCCTGACTAGTCATATTTCTCGCTACTATATCATTATTATATTTATCAAGAGTTGTTATGGGCATTATAGTTTATTTACTCTCGTTTTATCTGGAAGCGCAGCTTGAAACATATTTACAACTTTTCCAGTTTTAGTATCCAATATCACCCCTTCTTCCTGAACATAGCGATTGGGATGATCAAAATCTTTAAATTCACTTGGAAAGTGACCAGTACTATCAGGCTGAATACCTACTTTAAAAGCCCCACGATAATCATATTTCTGTTTTGGATGGTCAGGATCAAAATCAAGATTTAATTGAGACGCAAGAGTCTTGTACCATGCCCTAAATCTAATCTCTTCATCCAGTGCTAATTTTGTTCTATGTCGCCGATTGGATGTTGTTATGGGCATGGGCTTCGTTCTCTATCTTTCTAAGATAGTTGATCACATCACGTATGCCGAACACGCGGCCAGAGAGAGAATAGACAGTATCGCTATTCTCGTTGCCTGCGCTGAGTGTCTGCTGTATCAGGTCGTTCTGCATCTTCTCTACGTGTGACACTACCTTGTCCCAGCCGGGAGTGGTGATGAGCTTACGCCACTCTCTGCGCTGTTGTATCTCGGCATTTTCAAGGGTGACCTGGTTCACTGTCCACCGCCTAAGAAATCGGGTAGAGGCATATTACCATTGCCTCTTGGCTGTCCCTGTGCCTGTGTCTGTAAAGCATATATGTCAGCAGCACTACCACCGCCGCCGCCGCCAGCGCCAGCGCCCCCCATCTGTGCGGCGGCTCTGTTCTCTGTCGAGGCTCCACCTGCGCCAGGCATCTGCCCACCACCCTGCTGTTGCTGTTGCTGCTGTTGCATCTGTGCCATCTGCGCCTGCTGCCGCTTGGTGGCCATAGACTGATTGTGCATGATAAGGTGGTTGATAAAGCTCTGTTCGTTGGGCCGTCCGAGAGCTTCATATATGTCGGAGCCTAAGAACTGCTGTACTCCTTGTATGTGACTTCTGTCGTCGTCCGATGGATGCACGGGAGCAGGAGCCTCTGCGCCATATACAAACCGCGCCATAGCCTCATTCTCTTCCTGCTGGCTCTTAGGCTCGCCTTCGCCTATAGCTTCCTTGGGACCTATGATGGCATGTATCTCCGGGTCCGTCAGTCCCATAGCGCGGTAGTTCATAGCTTCGGCTTCCCACCGTCGGCCAAGGGATTGATTGCTCAAAGGCGACATAGCGGCGACCTGGAGGACGGCCTGCGCCCGCTGCATCTGTATCTGCTGAGAGAAGGTGCCCAGGTTGGCTCCTACCCTGAAGTCGTATGTCTTCCTGAACCACAGGTCATCGCGGGTGAGTCCTTCGTAGGATACATCACCAAGACGCCACGAGCGCTCCGGCGGGCCATACTGTATATCCAGCTCATATATCAAGTTGCACATATGGGAGAAAGACTCAGTGTCCTGCACGACTATCTCATAGACGCGGGCGTTACCTTCCTGCTGCGTGCCCATAAAACCTGTGGCGGTGCGTGCCGCCGCCCCGTGTTGAGGTGACACACCCAGGTTGAGGTCGGTGATGCCAAATACGCGTTCGATATAAGAGAGTAGGAGCGTCTCCTCCTGGTGGTAGAACGATGTAACATTATTAAATGAAGGAAAGGATATTTTGGTAGTATCGCTGACAGGGATACCCTGAAGGGGCGCTATGGTAACTTCGTTGGGCTGAAAATCAGAATGCGACGTATAGAAGAAGAAAGGCATATTGGTGATGAAGCCCACGTCGATACGCATATTATGTATGGTGTCTAACTCCTCAGAGAGAGAACGACACAGCTCGCATACGCCCATAGAATAGAATCGGTTGGAGATCGTCTGGTAGTGCAGCTCTACCAGGGGGCGCTTGCCGCTCCATACGATGTCGGAGAGGAGGAAGCCGCCCAGGAAGACCCGGGGTTCTTTGGAGACAAAGAACACTACTTCTTCATCATAATATTCTTTAGTTAGGGGGTCTTGTACAGGATAGCGGCAATATCCGGTGAGGATCTCAAACATAGGATTGGTATTGTCGTCATCGGAGCTATAGGTGTTCTGATGAGTCCTGTTGGTGCCTTCAAAACGGTCTTTCTGCTGCTCGGCTCCGGTATTATTCTCTGCGCCTCCCGACAGGTCCTGTGCAGGAGCATGGCTGCGCCACCAGGACATATCTCTGTCATCGTCCATCAGGTAGGGATAAGCCGGGTTGTCGCCTTCCGCTTTCTCTGCCATCAGGTAGAGATGTTCAAACTGACGTACGATAACCTGGTCCGATCCACCGGGATTGCTGGGACTGTTAGGTTGCAGGTTCATAGCTCCTGCGGTAGCTATGACATCCTGAAACTCTAACGGGTATATCACCGGCCCTCGATATTTTGTCTTCTCCGTCATGAGGGTAATATCTTCTGCGGGGGGCGCAGTAGTGATGACATTACCTACTTCATCAAGCTGTGGAGTGCCGTCGGTATTGGTTTGTGTTATGGGAGGGATAGTATCTGGATCTTGTATATATTCGCGTATGCGGTATTTGGTGTGGGCATAGTGGATGGATGCTACAGCGACGCCGTGAGCAAAGCGTATCTTAGACGCCCTGCTCCACATGGCACGTGCATTCATACGGGCAGGCTGTAGGTGCCACTCGATACGATGGGCGGCTTTCTTGGCTACCTCCCTGTCGGCATCATCTTCCCACTTGCCTACTACGAGAGGCTGCTGGTTCCATACAGCCAGCATGACACGTACGTTGAGAGCCTCTATGAGCCAGTAGGGCGCTTGTACGTGCAGGTTGGCACTGTCAGGCCAGGGACCGGCACGCGGGTTGAACTTATCCACCTGCCCCCGGTGCATCTGATCATAGACGAGGTGATCCGAGTTCCACGAGTGACGTGCATCTACGCCGGAACGGTACGTGTCAAACACGTAGTCGGCTATCTTCTCGCGTTCTTCGAAGTCATACTCAAGAGGCTGCGGCGGCACAAAATAGGGCGCTGTCGTCCTACCTTCGCTTGCCGCAAAAACCTCCTCAGTAGCATCAGTGTCATATGGTGTAGCCATAAGCGAATAAAAAAAGCCTCTCCGTCTGCGTGCAAGCAGACAAGAGAGGCTTTTTAGTCCTCAGTTACCCCCGGTCTTGATTCAAGTTACCAGGTGTTATGTTATACTTCTATTGGCACCTCTTCCAGTATTTTAGCAGCCCGATCAATCTTAAGACAGATAGCTCTTTTCTCTCTCTTCAGATACCCAAGCCAACGCAGAATCTCCTCAACATCTTTCTGTGTCAAGAAGCCTTTTCTCTTTAATTTGTTGATATGTCGGTCATCCATGTCAAATATATGTTTTTTTTGAATGAAATGCCAACTGTTTTTTTCTCAACTTACTTAATTACATACTATTATATTTCTTCCACCCATCCTTCCTGCTTGGCTATCTTCACCACCTGTGACCATATAGGACCGAGGATACCCCGTGTCTGTTCTATATAATTTTCTGGAGCTTCATGCTTCAGCCATTCCTGTGTTTTGGAGTCTGTGGTATCTGGTGATGTATTAAAGTCTACAATACCTTCCAGTGCCCACCGCAGGAGGGAGCAGCGCGAATAAAAGATCTTGTCTCGATCTGTCGGGTGACGTTTGTATTCCGACTTCTCATTTGCCTGGGTATGTGCAGCTTCCAGTTCTGTCCAGTCAATTTTATTATATAGTCCTTCAAGCGTCAATATCCTGTCCTCTCCGACCCTCTACGTTGATAGTCCCTATCGCTATCTTGCAGGGACAGACGGCTGCGTGTCCTCTCCAGGCCCATAGTGGCGCACCACAGGGCAGAACATATCTCTGGAGCGTCCATGCCCACCTTAAGACCCATATTGGCTTTCTCCGTGTTAAGCTCATAGAAGACACTCAATCTCGCCCAGGGGTCGGCTTCGCCATCAAGCACAGGCTGACCGGTATCCGGGTCCAGGGCAAATGTCGTCAGCAGTCCTTCTATGTCGGCCTGTATAGATTCTGCGCCAGGCAGGGGCACAGGCACTATCCCCGTTGAATTATCGGTATCGACAAAATGACCGTAAAACTTCCACAGCTCCTCGTCGGTCATATTCATATCATAAAACGCCAGGCCCTCCTTCGCCCTCAGAGTATCCACAAAGAAGTCCGGCTTGTCGGGAGTAAAGATATAAGAAGCTAAATATTTGTCTTTGAGTTCAATGAGGCTGTTACACAGGTCATGGAGGCCAGACACTTCTATCTCGTCTATGACGACATAGGCCGTCTCTGGCTGCGGCATGTAATCCTTTTTTCTGTTACGAGGAGGGAAAACACGTTCAGCGACAAGGCAGGCATAAAAATATTCTGAGGGTGCCGCACCCCGGTGTGCCGGAAAACCTATGCCTATGGCTGTGCGTGCGCTTTTCATCTCCAGCGTCTTACTTTCGCCCTCTATCATAAGATGAAAAAACGACAGGAGGCCGTCAGATACACGCCTCGTCATCAGGGGCGTCGCCTGTATCTGTTCCATGATTTTGCCCTATGAAAGCATGAGCGGAGAGAACTATACGTGTTACGCGGTTGAGTAAAGACGGGTTGCGTATGAGCAGTTCCGCAAATAATTCCCGCCATTCGCCGTTATCGAAGATAAAAAGCTGTTCATCTTGTGCTGCCGCTATCACCAAGGAGGCGTCGAAGCCCTCGCGCAGCATCCCGCATAATATATTAAAGCGGCGCTCCAGATTGTCGGACTGGGGGGTATGTATCATAACAGCCTCCGATCTGCTTTATGCTACTTGAATGCTTTTGGAGTGTCTATGTTCCATATATGACGGTCTGGTAACAGCAATATGACTCCGTTTAAGGCCATATAACGCCATAGAGAAGGCCACCACCAGGTCGATAGGTCTGCTCGTTTTTGTCTTCTTAATATAAGCGCCGCGATCTGTCATCTTTATCGAGGCGTGCTTAAAATGATTTCTGAGGTCTTCGTCGGGATAGAAAACCAGGCTTTTAGCTTCGATGCCGTCGATTATCCCCGAGCACATAGGAACCAGGTGTTCAAATGACTGTTTGACTTCAAAGAGGAGGTGTCCGAAGCCTTCTTGCGAGAGACGCTGGGCTTCGGATATAAACTGGGAAGGATCATACCACAGCCCTGCGATATTATGGTGGTCAAAAGCTATCAAGATGGCTTCCACCACCTCGCCTATGATCACCTCGCGCTTTTTTGAAGGCGTCCACAGCTTGTGATCATAGAGGACATATGACTGGTCGCGTGGATCTTGATAGAGGGCTACCAGGCCCGTCGAATCACGACGTATACCTATATCCAGTCCCATATAGAGAACAGGACGCTCTGGGTGACCGACTATGAGAGGTGGGTTCATTTTATCGTTTCTTCAATGGTTTCCGCCCACGATGTGTCGTGATGCAACAGGCGTAAGCCCTGTTTTAGCGTCCCATGAAAGCGTTCTAGATGCCTGTCGTGGTCAGGCTGGCCTACCATATCATAAAAATGACCTATATCGGCATATCCCGTCTCCCACACATACACCTGGTCCAGGTTGAGGACTTGTCTGGGGATACGTTTTATCTTACTCACCCCGTTGGCACGCGACAGGTTAATCCATTCCGTGCCCCACACATAAGGCAACCCCAGCTCTTTGTCGCGTATCACATCACTATCTACGCGGAACAGCTGGGGAGGTATAGGTATACCGAATGTCCCATGCCCTCGTATCAGATAGAAAGCATCTTTCTCTATCTGTGAAGTGCGCGTAACGAGGGTACTGTGTATATTCACTCTGCCTCCACGCCCTCATCAAGGACCATCAGGATGTCTTCGCTGGCAAGGATACACATATCTACGCCATGCAGGCGTATCTCTATCCCTGAGTATTCACTAAAAAGCACCCTCTCGCCTACCTTTACAGGCATAGGCATCGACACCACGCTGCCGTCCTGGGCTATCTTACGGCCGTCGCCTACCGCCAGGACGGTGCCCATAGAAGGACGCTTCTTGGCTGTATCGGGTATATATATACCTCCCTGCGAGATCTCTTCAACGGGAATAAAAGACAAGAGCACCCTGTCACCCAGCGGCCTGCCGCCTGTTTCGGTGAGGAGGACCTCTTCAGGGAATGCTGTAGATATATTTTCGGCTGACATTTATGACTCCCTATCGAAAGGATGAAAATGCAAAAACGCTTTTATGGAGGACGCCTCATAGTACGAGGAAATAAGATAAAAAATTATATCAGAGCCAATAGATATAAGAAACTTAAAGTCGAAAATGTGGCAGCGCATTTTAATCTAAGCAAGAAGGAGATACAGCATCGCCTGCGCTTCGATTTAAATGATACCTTTTCCTCTATCTTACAAGAAGCCAGGATAGAAGAAGTCTGCCGTCTGCTCCGTAAAACTGATAAAAAACTAAAGGAAATAGCTTATATGTGCGGTTACTATGACGCACCTTATATGAATAGGGTCTTTCGTAATATGCAAAATATCACTCCAAGACGCTATCGTAAAAAACACCGCACGCTTTAACCTCAAAAATTATGGTTTCCATGTGTGGACCTCCTCTGCGTTAAATGCACAGCCCTGCGTGGCAAATCTCCCCCAGACTTTGAGAGCTGAGGCTGTGCTGTGGATGCTCTACAGATTTTGGCTGACCCTTTCCCCAAAAAATACAGCCATCTGCCCCCGCACCCCTTTTTCTTCGCTTTTATCAGTTCATCCATCGTGACGCCCGTGACAGAACACGATTTATCATTGTCAATATCAGATCTACTACCAGGACAATTATTAAAAAACAATACTGCTTTATCTTTAACATTATATCTCTTCCTCAAAAACCATCGTCACCATCGTCAGTATATATAGACGACGATGATGGTTTCCCGCCTGCTGACCCGGTCAAAAAAACCATCGTCGTCATCCTCTAATGATGACGACGATGGTTTTTTTCTGTGCCGTCCCCGACAGCCTGCTGACACCTATATTAACTTCAATATAAGTAAATCCACCCGCAATTCCAAAAACAACAGACTAAAAGTAATCGGGGACAGAAAATGGTTCATTTAGGCCATTTCCTGTCCCCAAGTTAACTGAGACAGATTTTGTTACTGTTTTGTTACTGTTTTGTTACTGTTGTCAGACGGACAGAAATCTCATTCTGGCAAATGTTAAAAAAACAAATGTTAAAAAAATGTTAGCCTGTGACTTCTCCTTTTTGGAGGAACAGATTTTTGTTACTGTTTTGTTACTGTTGACTAAAACTTAATACGAATCGAGGAAAATATTGTGTTAAAGCTAATAAAACAGGATTTTTATAAGTATTAGCTTTAATTGTGTTAAAGCTAATAAAACAGGATTTTTATAAGTATTAGCTTTAACTGATAAACAGGCCTTTTACTATAGCCAATAAAAGAGAGTAAAAGGCCTGTTAGCATATAATATCAATATTTACAGATATATATCCCTCCTCTAATCCCCAGTGTAACGGTTATGTAACGGTTGACTAAAACTTGTGTAACGGTTATGTAACGGTTGACTAAAACTTACGATACATAGAGAAATGCAGTACATGCAGTACCTGCTGACAGAACGACAAAGAAAACTCCACCGAAATAGAATTAAACTTCCGACAGAAATCGCGGTATTCTTAGCCACCCCTTCTGCCGGAAGTAAAGGAAAAGACCTAACATACCATCCCCGACGCAAAAAGAGATACAGGACAGAACAGCAACAGAAGGACGCAAATACTGCGCTGGCATTAAAAAAGGGGCCCCCATCTTCACTCGTCGTTTACGGCCCCCCCCCCGCCCGGGGGGGAAGCAACATTTTGAGTGGTGGCCTAAGTCTATATAAAACAACATGTTACCCTGGTCGATACAGTAAACTCTAACGTGTTGTTATTCTGTGACTTAGGGCCCCGAGGGCCCCGAGGGCTGCAGGAGGGCCCCGAGGGCTGCAGGAGGGCCCCGAGGGCTGCAGGAGGGCCCCCAGGAGGGCTGTAGGAGGGCCCCCAGGGCTGCAGGAGGGCCCCGAGGGCTGCAGGAGGGCCCCGAGGGCTGCAGGAGGGCCCCGAGGGCTGCAGGAGG